ATTCACATCAAATCCAGATGAGGACGGAAGTGGAACAGAGGTATCTGGCGGTTCATACGCTAGACAATCTGGCTCATTTACCGTTTCTGGAAACACCGCTACTACAAGTGCGGCTATTGAGTTTCCAACTGCAACTGCATCATGGGGAACGATTACTCACATAGGAATATATGACGCATCGACCGCAGGCAACCTTTTAGCTTATGCTGGTTTGACAGCATCAAAAGCAATTGCTTCTGGCGATGTTTTCAGAATTCCTGCTGGAGATATTGACATTACGCTGGACTAATATAGATGGCTAGAGGATATAGTGTTGCCAATTATGGCGACGGATATTTTGGTACTACGAAATATGTAGACGCTGTTGCGGCTGGTTCTGCCTCAGCGTCCTTATCCTCAAGCGGAACAAAAATAAAGTTAGGGGCATCAGCTATTGCCCCAGCTTTATCTTTGACGGCTAATGCCACATATACAGTTAATGCGTCTGCAACAGTTAATGCACAAGTTGCGATTGGGACTCAAGGCGTTAGGATACAATTTGTAACATCTATTGTAGAAACGTCATCGACAACCGTATCTTCTGCTGAAAGAGTAAGATTTGGTGACGGATCAACGATAAGTGCAACATCTTCGTTATCTAACCCAAGTCCAATCATTACTGCTGGTGGATCTGCTGATATTCCTTGTAGTTCTAGCGTAACCGCTAATTGCGAAAGAATATTATTAGGCGTAGCAACTGTTTCTCCGTCTGCTTCGGTAACTCCTAGCGGTTTAATAGTAAAAGATGGATCGGGATCACTATCTTCCTCATCTAGCGTAACTAGCGTTGGCCAAATTACTGCAAATGGATTGGCTTATGAAATAGCTCCGATTTCATCTATTAGCGCGAATGGCCAAGGCACTTTAGCTGGGGCTGCATCGCCATCAGCATCGTTGTCGCCAACCATGGCTGGCACTAGAGTTAGATTAGCTTCTTCTATAAAGGCATCTGAATCTTCATTGATGGCTATAGGAAGAAGAAAATGGGAAACAATCGCTGTAAATTCTGTAACTTGGACACAAATAGCCGCTTAAAAGGAGTTAGAAATGGCTGATACTACAACTACCAATTATTCTTTGACAAAGCCAGAAGTTGGCGCGTCGGAGGATAGTTGGGGAACAAAATTAAATAACAACTTAGATACACTTGATTCGACAATAAAATCTGTATCTGATGCTTCAGTTACTACTGCTGGCACAGGTCTTTCATTAGCGAGTCAAACTCTTTCATTAGACATTAATGGATTAGCTTCTGTTACAGCAGCCACAGACGACACAGTTCCTGTTTACGATACATCTGGATCTGCAGTAAAAAAGGTAACTGTTCAGTCTATAGTAGATAATGCCGCCTCTTTTGATGCAGGCACTTTAATGGTGTTTCAGCAAACAGCAGCGCCAACAGGATGGACTAAGCAAACTACTCATAATAACAAAGCGTTTCGAGTTGTTAGTGGTACGGCAAGTTCTGGCGGTTCAGTAGCTTTTACCACTGCACTTGCATCGCAAACTCCAAGTGGATCAGTAAGTATTACAAGTGTTACAGGTTCTGCTGGGGCGACAACACTTACAGTTGCTCAGATACCAAGCCACAGACACATTTCAACTGGTAATACATCTGCCCCTCCTTACGAGTATCCTGGGCCTAACGGAAGTCAGACTGGTGCAAGATATGGTGGTTATGAAGGTGGAGGCGGATCTCACACTCACCCATTTAGTTTTTCAAGTGGTTCTGGTTCGTTTAGTGGTAATGCAATTAACTTAGCTGTTCAGTATGTAGATTTAATTATTGCATCTAAAAATTAAGGATATTTATGCGATTAAAAAACGGAACATTTTGTCCGTTAATTAAAAAAGATTGTGTTGAGATGAAATGCGCGTGGTTTACTCGTATTCAAGGTTACGATATGAATACAGGTAATCAAGTAGACGAGTGGCAATGCGCTATATCTTTAATGCCTATGTTGCTTATTGAAAATTCTGGGCAACAAAGACAAACGGGAGCGGCAGTAGAAAGTTTCCGTAATGAAATGGTAAAAGCTAATGATCAAACTGCAAAAGTGTTATTAGCTAGTGTAACAAAACAAAAATTAATAGGGAGTAAGTAATGAGAATTGTAATAGTTAAGCCAAGCGGCACTGTTCAAAAAAATGGTGTTTCTAGGGATGACCTTGATTTGTCATCATGCGGACTCCCAAGTAACTTATGGGCTTTGCAATGGAATGAACAAGGCGATAACACTGGACATTTGGAATATGTTGGCGCTGATGTTCAAAATGAAACAATAACTGAATTACCTTCATGGGTAAATCCATGTTTAGCTGTTTGGCAAGCTGAACTAGACAGAGAGGCAGCAGAAATAGCTGCAGAAATAGCTGCGCAGGAGTCAAATCCATAATTTATGTTTAATCTAAAAGATTACATTTTTGTTTTTGAAAATATAGTATCAAATGAATTATGTGAAATGATTGTTTCAGAGTACGAAAAAGAAGAGGATTGGATTACTACCTCGATAGGAAAAGGAACAGTTGATGAAGATATGAGAAAGTGTAAATCTCTTTCTATATCTAATAAAATGACTATTTTGAAAAATCAAAAAGTTAGACAAAACATAGATGATGAATTGTTTAAGTGCAGTTCAAATGCAATACAAAAATATAACGAAAAATTTCCTTTTGCTTATATAGAGCAAGATGAAGGTTATACATTGTTAAGATATAAAGAAGGTGAATTTTATAAAGAGCATACGGATAGCTACAAATTGTTTCCAAGGTCTGTATCTTGTGTTTTTGCTTTAAATGACGACTATGAAGGCGGAGAATTTGCTTTTTTTAATAAAGAAGTAAAGTACAAATTAAAAAAAGGTTCTGCATTAATGTTTCCTTCAAGTTTTATGTATCCGCATGAAGTTTTACCAGTTACTAAATCTGTGAGATATTCTATTATCACATGGTTTTTGTAGGAGATCGAAGTGGCTTTTATACCATTACAAATACCGCCAGGAGTTGTCAGAAACGGAACAGATATTGAGCAATCAAATAGATGGAGAGATGCTAATTTAGTTAGGTGGCATAACGGATCAATGAGACCCGTTGGCGGTTGGTCTACAAGAGTTAGTTCAGCTTTTGATGCCGCTCCTAGAGGTATGCATGCTTGGGCAGACAATAGTGATGGCACTCAAATAGCAGCAGGAAATTACGATACTCTTTACTATGTAAACGCATCTGGAACGGTATTTGACATTACTCCTGCTGGACTTGCCGCAGGAAATTTACATGCGATAGTTAATACTGGATATGGTGGCGGATATTTTGGGACTGGATATTTTGGCGTACAAAGGCCAAATTCTGGAGTTTATCAAGAGGCTACAACTTGGTCTTTAGATAATTTCGGAGAATATTTGGTAGCATGTAGCTCAGAAGATGGAAAGTTGTATGAATGGCAACTTAATTCTGCAGTTGCTGCCGCTCAAATTTCAAATTCTCCAGTAAATAATTTAGCGCTTATAGTTACAGAAGAGCGTTTTCTTTTTGCTCTTGGCGCTGGAGGAAATCCTAGAAAAGTACAATGGTGCGACAGGGAAGATAACACAACTTGGACTCCTGCCGCCACAAATGAGGCTGGCGACATTGAGTTGCAAACTTCTGGACAAATAATGTCTGCCGTAAGAGTTCGAGGTCGTACTTTAATAATTACGGATAACGATGCGCATACTGCTACCTATTCCGGCCCTCCATTTGTATACGGATTTGAGAGAGTTGGAACCGCATGTGGAGCAATATCAAGAAAATGCCTTGCAGCAGTTGATGAAGGCGCATTTTGGATGGGGCAAAACGGATTTTTTGTTTTTGATGGATCTGTTGCCAAAGAAATCAAATGTGATGTTACTGACTATGTTTTTTCTGACATTAACAGAAATCAAATATCAAAAATTTATGCAGTACACAATAGTCAGCACGGTGAAATATGGTGGTTTTTTCCAAGTGAATCTTCATTAGAAAACAACAAATATGTTGCGTATGACTACCTTGAAAATCACTGGGAAATAGGTGAAATTGCAAGAACTGCAGGCATTGATAGAGGAGTATACAAAAATCCTATATGGGCAGATCCAAGCGGAAACTTAATAGATCAAGAATTAAGCGCAAGTTTAGGTCATGGCGGGTCAACTGTTTTTGCTGAAACTGGGCCAATAAGCATTGGTGCTGGCGATAACATAATGAAAGTTACTAGCCTAATTCCTGACGAAAAAACTCAGGGAGATGTAACTGTTACATTTAAAACTAGGTTCTATCCAAACGATTCTGAATCATCATTTGGGCCTTATTCAATGGCTAATCCTACTGATGTCAGATTTACAGGTAGGCAAATAAGAATGAGAGTAAATGGCAATGTAAATACCGATTGGCGCGCTGGTATTATGAGAATTGATGCAGTACCAGGAGGAAAACGTTGACTTTACCTACCGTACCTCCTCCTCCGCACGGAGGAACATGGCAAACCTGGGCTGAAAGGCTAAATGCCTTTCTCGCAAGATCGAAAAATGCTTTAAACTATCTTACATCAAATGATTCCGCCGCAGATGACGGTCTAATTATGTGGGATAGGTCAAAAGGCCACATGGTTGTTTCACTGAGTGGCGCATTTTTACCTATTCCATACGGCGAGAATTCTTATGGCTTTTTTGCTGATTTTAACAATCAGGCGGCTGTTTCAATTGATACGGCAAAGGCAATAACTTGGGGAACAACTGCGTATTCTCATAATGTATCTATTGATGGTGCAGATACCAGTAAAATAGTATTTGATAGAAGTGGGATATATAAACTCAGCTTTACAGCAGAGCTTATATCAAGTTCTGCAAGCGCAAAAACCTTCTATTTTTGGCCAAGAGTTAACGGATCAGACGTAGCTAATTCAACTATGGTTACCACTTTAGAGTCTAACGGGCAAAAGAAAATAGTATCAAGGACTGGCATTTTTGATGTAAATGCCAATGATTACTTGCAGGCAATGTTTGCTACAAGTGATTTGACGGCATCATTGGTAACGACTGCGGCTACGGCATTTTGCCCAGCTTCGCCGTCTGTTACATTATCGGTTAGTGAGTTATACGTTCCATGAAGCCAAATGATATTAGGACTCTTACAGAAGAGCTTGTTAGGTGCAAAGTTTGGATTGAAAACGCTTTGGCTTACTCTGGCGATACTCACAGTTTCGACGATATTGCTCTTGGCGTTCTTTGCCACCGTTATCAGTTGTGGCCTCTTGAGAATAGTTGTGCGGTGACAGAATTTATTGCATATCCTAAACAAAAACACTTTCACGTTTTTTTAGCTGGTGGTACGCTTGATGAAATTTTACAGCTAAATGAGCCATTTGCTCAGTTTGCTAGGGCTAACAACTGTACCGCTATGACTATAGCCGGAAGGCCTGGATGGGAAAAGATACTAGACAAACTAGGCTGGGATTACCAGTTTACAACGCTTAAAAGGGAGATTTAAATGGGCGGCGGCGGAAAAGGCGGAAGCAAAACGCAAACTACTGATATACCTGAGTGGGTTAAACCTTACGCAAAAGAAAACCTCGAAAGGGCGAAACAAGCTCAAACAATAGGATACAGACCATATTATGGCCCTGATATCGCGGCTTTTAATCCTACTCAAATGGCTGCATTTAACTCAAATATAGGCGCAGCAGAAGCATTTGGTCTAGTTCCTAGAGGAAGTGTAACTGCTATGCAAGACATGGCCCCAACTCCAACAACATATGCTGGCGGGATTCAAGGTTACTCTTCTGGTGATTTATTTGAGCAAGCAGTTGCAGAATTAGCTGCAAGAAGGCCTGGTCAAGTAGCTCAATACAAAAAATTGTTTGTTGATCCTTATTCTGGATCGTTCCAAGATTTATATGTTGAACCTAAAAAAGAAGAAGATGTAAGAGCACCAAACAACAGTTACGATCCACGTTTAGTTGGCGGAAGATAAGAAAAAAGGAAAATAATATGGCAGGCGCACCACAAGGCGGAGTACCAAACGTAAATGAAGCTGCGGCTCAAGGAATATATGGCGCTGGGTTAGGGTCTGCTGCAGGGATGGGATACAGGCCTAGACAAGTACAGGCTGGGCAATTGGCCACTACAGACTTATCGCCATACATGAATCCTTACACTGAGCAAGTCATAAAGGCTAATGAGGCCGATATATTGCGTGGCGCTCAAATGGGCCTTAATAACCTTGGTGCGCAAGCTCAAGCCGCTAGAGCTTTTGGCGGATCTCGACATGGTATCGTAGAAGCTGAGTTAGGCAGAAATGTTGCTGAACAATTAGCGCAATCATCTGCCGGATTAAGGCAAGCTGGATATACTCAAGCTCAACAAGGAGCTTTGTCTGATATAGCTAATAGAATGGCCGCTCAACAATACAACGTTGGATCTGGCTTGCAAGGCGCTCAACAGCGTCTAGCTGCGGCTAATCAGCTTGCCAACATATCTAACCTTGGTTTTGGTATGGGGCAGACTGTACAGCAGAATCTCATGCAGCAGGGAGCGCTACAACAAGGCGTACAACAAGCACTAATTGATGCGGCTAAGGCTCAATATGCCGGTTATGCGGCAGCGCCAGAAACAAGCATAAATTACTTGTCAAACGCTTTGCAAGCAACTCCAATGCCTACCACTCAGACTCAAACCGGAAGCCCAGGACTATTTAACATGCTATCTACAATAGCAGGTATAGGCGCTAAGTTTGCTATGAGCGATATAAGACTTAAAAAAGACATTAAGAAAATAGGAAAGTTGCCTAACGGAATGAATTTGTACAAGTGGGCATGGAACAAATTGGGCAAAGCTATCGGGGCAGACAAGTTTTCGACTGTTGGAGTTCTGGCTCAAGAGGTTCAAAAGACTAATCCAGAATTTGTTGTTAAAGGCGATGATGGATATTTAAGAGTTAATTATTCAAAAATTTATTCTGTAGGATAAGACATGAATCCTTTTGATCCTTACGGGTTATACACAAATCCTAATCAGCTTGGAGTTGGCGCGAATGTCATAGGCGACGCAAGCAATGTGATGGCTAGAAATCCAAATGTTGCCGCTCAAATGCCGCAACAGCCTAATAGCGGTTTGCTGGCTTCAGGGCCAAATATGTTGAAGCCTCCTCCAATGATGGAGGAAGCGAAGGTTGACGGAGCAGGATTTGAAGGGCTTGCAGATGCATTTATGAAAGATAAAGAAATTCAGCAGCAAGGCTTAAATGTACCGCAACAGACAAGTGGACTGATGTTTGGACAAGAAGCAATAGCTCCTAATTATGATTTCCAAGCACCAACAACTTTTGGTTTGGATCAATATCAAGATATTGGATTAAACCAAATTCGTCCAGATGAACTTACTAGTAGCGGATTAGGATTATTTTTGGATAAATTTGGATTTTAAAGGGCTAACTTATGGCTACTGCTCGTAATATATCTCAAGCTATTACTGGTTCTGAGTTAATAACAGAAGAAGATATAAAGAAAAACAGAAGAGATACATTAGCTGATTTAGCTCAAAAGCGCGCATTGGCGGAAATGGCTAATAGGCTTGGAATTGATAAATCATTTTATTCAAATGAATATGAGCGTCTTGGGACTTTAGCAGATCAAGCTGACAATCGAGTAACATTTGGCGGAAATCAGTCTGAACTAACTATTGATCCAATTGAATTAACAATTCCTAGAAGAGTTCCTGAGTCTCATCCAAGATTTATGCCACAGCCAAGATATCAGGCTGGATTTGATGGTCAAATGATGCAACAACAAGCATCTATTCCAAATCAGCCAAAAACGACAGGATTGTCATTGTTGGGCGAAAACGCTACATCTCTTGCTAATGATATTGTAAACAGAAGGCGTGATAGAATTTCTAGCGAAAGACAGTTGGCAAACCAATCTCCAGCATCAATGCCAACTTCATCTGCAAATAATCCTGTAATGACAGGTATATTGCAGGCTTTGTCTGCTCCTCAATCTGTAACCGGATCACCTTCTGGATATCAGCCTGAAATGCTAAGGGCGCAAAGTGAACAACCAGTTCCTGCGCAGATTGATCGAGAAGCTGGAGTTGATTATCGATCAGGATCTCCATCAGATTATATGTCTGCTATGGAAATGGCTGGGATGCAACAAAATCAAAATCAGATTACAGATCAAATGGGACTTCAGCCAGGCGGCGGTACTGGCCTAAAATCTGATTTAATTGATTACGCAAAAGATGGTAGTGGTGATGTTTTATATAACGGCCAAAACACTGGAATAAAAGCCGAGCAATTAAATGAAGCTCAACAAAGGCTTTCTGGAAATTATGGCTCTCAAGATCATTATCAAAAGACTTTTGGTAACCAAGAATTCTTATTAGCATTAGCTCTTGGTCTAAACTCATTAAGCACATTCCCAAATCAACAATGGGGACAATATTTGCAAGGCCAAATGGAAAACATCCAAAAGCGCAAAAACGCTATTGATGGCGCTAATTGGTTATTGAGCAAAGGCAGAAAGGATCTTGCAGAAGCAGTTGCTACTGGCGCTTTAGACTTTGATAAAGCATATGCTGAGTTTACTAAAAAGCCTGAATCTAAATATAGAGAGCTTACTGCCGAAGAATACAAAGCAATGGGACACGATCCACTAAAAAATGGTCGAATTCAAATTGATGAGATAAGTGGAAAGCTATCTGGATTTGGAAGCAAAGATTCTGTGACAAATATTAATTTGGCATCAAAAGCTGGAGAACAATTAAATGAAGTTTTTGCAAAAACTTATTTTGAAAATCTGACAAAACTTCCTTCTCAAGTACAACAAATAAACACACTTAAAAGTGTTCTTGATTCACTAGAGTCTGGAGAAGTACAAACTGGAGTATCAAAAGGTTTGTTGCCAGATTGGGCTTTATCAATCGTTGATCCAAAAAGTTTGGATGCAAGAAATCAAATTGCATCTGTAGTTCAACAGACTTTAAGAGAAACTCTTGGCGCTCAATTTACAGAGCGTGAAGGGGAGAATTTGTTGCGCAGAGCTTGGGATTTGAGACAACCAACAGAGACGAACATTAGAAATACTCGTAGGTTGTTAGAAACAGCAATGGCGTTTACTCAAGAAAGAATGGCTCAAATGCAATATTTTCAAACGCACCAAGATATCTCAGGATACAAATCAGAAAAACTATCTGAACTATACAATGAATTAGTATCCATAAAAAATAGTCTTATTGCTCCTTTGCCGAAAGATTATGAAGATCAAGCAGGCGCATCTGGGGATGGCCCAAAGCAATTTAAAAAGGACGGCGTTGCGTTTACAATTGAAGAGGTTGATTAATGCCTATATATAAAATTACAAATCCAAATAATGGAGAGGCCGTTCAAGTATGGGCTGACTCACAAGAGAATGCCATTAAAAAATTTCAATCTGAAACAAGAGCGCCAAAAACTTTTCGCATAAAAGATCCAAGATCAGATGTTGCTCAAACTATAACTACGTTTGACGCTGAAGATGCTAAAAAGATTTCTCAAAGTATGCCAAAAACAGGCATTGCGACTCAATTTGTTGGTGGCGCAAATGTTGGCGCATCTAACGTGATGGGTTTGCCTATTGATTTAATTACAGGCGGCATAAACAAAGTTGGCGGATATTTTGGAATGGATCCAATTCAAAATCCCGTTGGCGGATCTGAGTTTTTTAAAAATATAATGGAAGCACCTCAAGATTTACGAGGTAGACAAAGGCTTTCTGATATAGCGCCAACAACTGGATCTGAAAGATTTGCAAGAAAAGTTGGAGAATACGTTGGTGGATCTGCTGTTCCTGCCGCCGGTCTTGCATCGAGAACTCAAAATATAGGTAGAAATTTGGCCGGTGAAGCAATTGCTTCTACATCTGCAGGACTGGCAGAACAAGGATTGGTTGAGGCCACAAGTGGTGAAGCTCCGAATTGGGCAAGAACGTTAGCAGGGATGACCGGAGCGTTTTCTCCATTTGGCGCTTTAAAAATAATTAAAGGCATGTTTGATCCATCTAAACAATTGCAAGAAATAATAAATCAAGGAAACTTGCAAGCTGGAAAGATGAAAAATGTTGCATCAGACATTTATACTTCAATTGAGGACAACAAATCTATTGTTGCG